GAGAACTCTGGACTTGCGAGGGTTTTGACTCGGACGCGAGGAAGAAAATGCGTCCTAGGGGATTCTGGTGGGTTTCGCTTTTGGAGCGAAATTAATGAAAATGGTATTACGACGATAAGCAATTTTGGAATGCCTAACGGAAGTTCATACTCTCCGTCCTACTTTATCTTCTCAATATCATTACCAAACCACTTCATTTCAGTAATAACCCATTCTGTCAGTTCTTCTAGTGAAATTCCTGGGTGACGTTGGTGGAGAATCACAGACCACGCGACAATCAATTTCAAGTCTTGAGTATTCATGATGTAGTGTCCTCTTGAGAGTGTGGGCGGAGTTTGCAGTCCTCCGCCCGTGAGAGTGTTACTCGGTCTCGGTCTTGGTGGCGAGGATGCTGGAGACCTGAGCGCGGGCTGCCTCTTCTGGAATACCAAGCCGGATGAAATCACGGACCATGCGTTCCTGGATTTCCTCGGCTGACACTTCCGAAGGGCGATAAGGCAAAAGCGCCGCCTGATAGGCGTTGCTACGCGCGTTGGCCTTGAGTGTGTCATTTACCATAATTGTAACATCCCACTTCTTCTCAGCCAGCACCACCTGTGCCTCATCCGCGTTCTCACACTGGCGATACTCAAAACCCTTTTCGAGCTTGTCGCCAGCCTGAGCATGGCCGTCCGGAATAGTGAAGGTGAACTTGCCAACCAGATTCTTCATTGTGTGTCCTCAGTCTAGGTCAGTCGGCCGCTTGATTGCTGCCGTTTCCCTATACCCTATGTAAAGCATACGACGTGCCATCACTTCCGGAAGGTAATACCGTGCAGCCATGTGCAGGTTTCGCCATTCCGTGCAGATTCCGAGTGCCACTAATCGGCAGTCTGGGTGTCAATTGTCAGTCTCGGTGTAGTCTTGCACTAGCATACGCGCGACCGACCCGGCTGCGTAGGGGTCTTGCACTAGCATACGCGCGACAACGATATCGGCCTCGTATGCGTGGTCGCGGAGTATGCGTGGCTTCCTGCCTTCAACGGCAAGCTTCAGAGTAAGGGCGCGAATGACCCGTTGTTGGGCGGGCGATGTGTTCATGATGTGGCTACAATGCATGCGCGATGCCACTAATTTTTTACACAAGGATGTGCGCAATTGCTCATTAATGCACAGCCCCAATATACCACAACTGTAAACATCATAACATTCATGTAATATCGTCAAGTCTCTGGCGCGCGAATTATACATCTCTACATATAACTATACGCGCACTTACAATAATGTCATGACAAAACTGAGCTGTGTGCAGTTCTTACTGATGATTGTCAAACTATGCAATGATGTGCAGCATCTGCATATTATTGCACAAAATTATATATCACACCCCTATACACCCCTGCACACTTGGTCCCATATCTGCACACAATTTCGCGACGTCCCTATCAACTGACTGAGTCAATTTTTAAACTAACATCCCTAATAATTTATGGATTAATTTTGTAAAAAAAATATGAAAAAAGGATTGTGGGGTGAAGAAAAATAAAAATTTAAGGCCAATGGAATTTTAATTAATCTCATATAAAATAATGGAATAGGTAAAAAATAAACTTGAATTTCAGTTTGACTTGTGGTAGTCTGAAGCTGGCACACTAGGCTCTGAACTTCTCATTAATAAAAGTAACTATATGCTCACCAATGGTAAATTATCAGAAGAACTAGATGAGATTAATTCTTATTCTCGCTTGGTTCATTCTGCTATGGATTCTTCCAATAAGCCTTCCATACCTGGGGTCGTCACAAATATTAATGTTCCATCAGGTATTGACTCTAAGCTTTTGGAAGAACAACTGGAAAGAATTGAGTGAGTTCTTGATACTCTCAATTCTGATAGAGCATGTATTACTTTCGCGATGCGGAGAATCAGAGTCATCTTGGACTATGAGTAAAGATAAGGAGACATGAAATGCCCGCTACACTCACGATTACGGCGAAGTCTGGTCCTAACCAGCAACTTACTGCCGCTGTCTTTCCTAATCTCACTGGAATTCTGATTCTTCCGGACCGTCGTATTCTCCAGGCGTTTACTGGTGGAGATACTAACAGTCCTCCGGATAAGGAATTCGACCTCACTGGTGTAACGATTCTCACCGCTATTATTTCGGGAACTGGTCAGACTCTTTCGATGACTGTCTCGTAATATCAGAGACAGTCGAGAGGAATAAGATGCCCATTGGCATTGTATCGGATAAAGAGTTCGAGGCTGAACGCGTGAATCTCAAAATTCCTGCGAAGCCATTGAGTACTACTTATCCGTCAATAGATAGTGAACTAGCGGAAATTAAACAAATTGAAAGGGGACGTGGACAAGGTAACGTTGAAGTCCCAAATGCTTTACGGCGGACCATTGGTGAAACAGCTATCACTGATGGTAGACAGGAAGCCCTACACTTAGCTGCCTCCTTCGGTATTTCTCCTTCCTCAGTTTCAGCCTACACTAATGGTGCTATTTCCACGGCATCAATGTCCAGTCGTCCTAATCTGGACATCATCAAAGACACCAAACAGAGAATCAGTAAGCGTGCGAGGGGTAAATTAATGATGGCCCTTAAGCACATTACTGAAGATAAACTTCAGCACGCTAAAGTTACTGAGGTGGCTAGCGTAGCTAAGGATATGTCTACCATTGTTAAGAATATGGAAGATATTCCAACTGGTCTGGTTGACTTAGATAAAACTCCTCGTTTCGTGGTGTACGCTCCGCAGATTCATCAGGAGAATCATTATGAGACTATTAGGGTGAACGAATGAGCCCTATCGATTCTGAATTCATTAAGTGGTTAACCACACTTGGAATTGGCGGAATACTCGCTGGTTTCATGTTTGTTTTCTATCGAAGGGATGTTAGACAATATACGGAGCTCTGGAAAAGTTCTAGTGACCAGTTTGCTCAAATTGTTAAGGACAATACTGAGTCTAATGTGAGACTTATTGTTCTGATTGAAACACAAAGTCGAGAAAGCCTACGCAAGTCTGATTTCGATACCTTAGTCAGACAGCGTATAGAAGATAGACTTTCCGAACGACAATCGCGAGGATAACATGCCAGTTGAAGCCTTGGTAAACAATACACCAGTAGTTGGATTATCTGGCGGTTATACTGGAACTGGTGCTGTTAGTGGTACAGTGTATGCTGTTCCATTAGGTAAATTTACTGAACGATTTATTGAAGTTCAGATAACATTTAGCGCTGACCCTGGAGCATATGTTTTTGAACTTCAAGGTTCTAATGATGGAAGTAATTTCGCCATTCTTGGGACTAATTTAGCAGCTACGACTGTTCCACTCTTTGTAAAAAGAGATAGCGCAAAATTTATTCGATTAAATCAAATAAGTAAGGCTAACGCAGTTACTGCTAATACACTTTTAAACTTAGTTTAATAATCATTATATTATCATAATTTAAAAATGGCATTTGATAAGGGCTTCTGGAAGCCCAATAAAAAGCAGGAAGCATTCTTATCGCTTCCGCTTAATATCTTTGAGGGATTCTATGGCGGAGGTAATGCGTCTGGTAAGACTGACGTGTTACTCATGTATGGAATTGCTCATCGATGGCATGAAAATCCTAAGTTCAAACAGGTTTTCATGCGTCGAACTTATCCGGAAATGAAGAATGAGATTGTTCCTCGCACTCGGGAGATTTACCCTAAATTTGGAGCAATCTTCAATAAGACAGATATGATGTGGACGTTTCCGCGTCCCGATGAACTTGGTGGAACTGGCGCGAGGACTGGAGCTATCATTCTCTTAGCACATTGTGAAGAGGATGAGGATGCATTAAAATATGACTCGATGGAAATTAATCTCTATACTCCTGATGAGTTAACTACTTTCTCTGAATATATCTACTTACGTATTGGATTTACTCGAGTCCGAACTAATGATGAAAATCTGCCGTCTATTATTAGAGCGGCAGGAATGCCTGGTGGACCAGGACATACATTCGTTAAGAAGCGATTTGTATCTCCTTATCCTACTGGCGGAAAGATAATCTTAGGTAAGGGAAACGTTAAGAGGATTTACATTCATTCTACAGTAGTAGATAATCCTCATGCGGACCCTACATATTCACAGCGTCTTGATGGTATCCCGAGCGAGGCTGAACGTAAAGCTCGTAAATTCGGTGATTGGGATGCTTATCAGGGTCAAGTATTCGATGAATTCCGTGAGAAGCAATATCCTGATGAACCAAAGAATGCTTTACATGTAATTCAACCATTTCAAATTCCCAGTTGGTGGCCGAAGATGTTTATCGGTGATTGGGGATTTGCCGCGATGACATACATTGGCTTCTACGCTATATCGCCATCGAAGCGAATGTATCTATACCGAGAACTTTACTGGCAGAAAACTAAAATTGAAGAGTGGGCTCCAGTAATTAAGCACTTTATTGAATCTGAGCAGCCTAAAGTCGTCAAATTCTGTCAATCTGCTAAGCAGGATAGAGGACTTGAGCATACTGTTCAGCAACAGATTGAAGCTGCACTAGGAGTAGGTATTGAACTAACTTCTAACTCTCCGGGTTCTCGAATTGCGGGGAAAATGTTACTACACGAATATTTACGCTGGAAAGAAAAGCCTGTTATTCCAACTAATGAAATGCCAACTTATAGCGAAGAATATGCAATGTGGGTTCTTCGTAATAAAGGAATGATGGACTATAAAGCGTATCTCGCTTTGTTTGACCCATCAGAACCTGAAACGAACATCCCGAAGCTACAGATTTTTAAGTGTGAGGCAACTAATCACGATGGACATTCTAACTGTTGTCCAGTAATGATTGAAGCCATTAAGGCTTGTAATTACGCTAAGCCAAAGGATAATAAACCTGCTGAGGATGTCGCTGAATTTGATGGGGATGACCCATATGATGACATTCGATATGCTTGTGATAGTGCAGAAACTTTCTTCATAGACGCCGAAAAAGAAATGAAGAAAGTTCAAGCACAAGAACAACTTCTTGAAACTCTTAAGAACACTCAAGACTGGACCGCATACTATCGTAATATGCGTAATGTTGAGGGTATTAAGAAAATGCAAGTAGCTAGGAGATTTCATCGTGCATCTAGGCGCTAGAATTGGTCGATGGTTTCACCAACTATTCAACCCACACTGTCCTCACTGTGAAGAAATTCATGAGAGAGAATTAGTTTGTTCTTCTTGTGAGATACTTAAGCAGCAATTAGATATTGCAAATGCTCAGAATATGCGTTTACTGGATAGAGTGACGGCTATTCCTGAAAAGGAAGTTGTTCAGCCTCCTGTTCCAGTAACTAGACCGAGACATTTGCCATTCCATGTAAGACAACAGATATTAGAACGGGAAGATAGAGAACGTGCCCGTGCAATGAGAGAAGCTCCTAAGCCAGATTCACAACTGGTAAAGAATGGCGAAATTGATGTCTCCGAATTAGAACGGGAGATTGGCATTGCCGAAGCCGAACGCGAAGCCCAATCAAGTAGTTAATACACAACCTACACCTGGTCTATTACGTAGATTATTTGGTGGGGGTCCATCGGAACAAATTTCGCAAGAGTGGCCTCAATTAGCACAAGCATGGGCCACGCGCTCAGCAGAGATGCCTAACGAAACTGGATTGGCTGGAAGTGTGCGGCCAATGAATATGTATGAGAAGTTTGCGAGTGGTGGTGCACACGCTATCACTTGGCCATGGGGTTCTATTGCTCTCAATAGAGATTCCATTAGTCAGGACAACGTAAATCTTCCTCAACTGTTGACGCATGAACTCACTCATGTGGGTCAGCGTCCTACCCTACTTTCTCACTTACAGAATACTATTCGGAACTCTCTCAGCGGAATGGAATATCAGCATAGGCCAGAAGAATCGGAAGCCTTAAATGCTGAACAAGCCTACAGACCTCCGCGTGATATCTACCTGAAACCAGAAGGGGTAGATACTGCACCAAGTTTTGCCAAGCGTAAGCTGGCAGGAAAATAACATGGCTATCAATACGGCACCATCGTTTGCTGCTCCGAATACTGTTAATACTGGACCTATCAAGAAAGAAGCAGATTCTACTACACCCAATCCGAAGAAGCGCCGGACATTTGGTGCTGCCATTCAGAGGGGTCCATTAGGACGTCCCAACTACACTCCGCGAGGAATTCCTGGTGGTAAGAATACTGGTCCTATTATGTCTCTCGGAAGAACTCCTGGTCTTAAGGGTCTCGGAATAGAATTACCTCCTATTCCTGCGTATGGTCCTGAGCTTCCACCTATTCAGGTTCCTGAAACGATGGATAGAACTATGCCCATGCCACCAATGCCTGGTGGTGGGGAAATTAATAGAACTATGCCAATGCCTGGTCGTAGTGGTGGTGGAATTATTCTCCCCCCAAGTAGTGGAGTTATTCCTCCGTGGCTGCGTAACAGTTCTGTCGAACAAATGGCAGGGATGCCTGACGGAATGGGTGGTGGAATGAACACTACTATGCCTGTTGGTCCTCCAATGGGTATGGACACTGGTGGGGGTGGTGGAGGATTGTGGAATACATTCTCCAATATGTCTGGCAGGGATTCCTCTGGTCCTAATCGACGTTCTTTGATTTACTAGTCAATGGCTATTAAACTAGACGAGCAACAGCAAAAACTTCTTATGGAAGTGGTAGAACACTTCGATAAGGAAGATAGAGCTGTTCGTGAACGACAAATTAGAACTTGGCGCCGTCTCAAGTTATTTTGGGAGGGATTCCAGAGAACTTGGTATAGTGAAGTCGCGCATGACTGGAGAATTTGGGACGATTCCCAAATTCAGGGTGATTCTGATACTGACCAAGCTTACTATGACAAGCCTATTAACGTTTTTCGGGCTTACTTAGAATCAATCATTGCGGCATTGTCGGTTACTGTTCCTCCAGTTACCTGCTATCCCGATGATGCTGATGATACTCTCGATTTGTCAACTGCTAAGGCAGGAGATAAAATCGCACAACTATTGTATCGACATAATAACGTTCAACTACTCTGGCTCCATGCATTATTTATTTTCTGCACGGAGGGAATGATTGCTAACTATACGTATCCAAAGGAAGATGAAGCCTATGGAACATATGATGAAAAGGAGTATGAAGAAACTTCTGAAGAACATCAACTAACTAAATGCCCGGAATGTGGGTATACTATGGAAGATACTCCTATGAGTGAAATGTCTCAACCTATTTCTCCCGTAATGGAGGATAAGTCTGATGAGTTTATGCCTGAATTTAGTGAAACAATGGACCTTGACATGGGGCCGGACGTTTGCCCATCTTGTCAACAAATGGTTCAACCTACCATGTTTCAGGAGACGTTTACCGTCACGAGACTTGTAGGCGTTACTAAAAAAGCTAAGAGTAGAGTTTGCATGGAGACCTACGGTGGTCTCAATGTTAAAATTCCTATTTATGCTCGGAAGCAATCTGATTGTCTTTATCTGATTTTCAGTTATGAAACTCACTATGCCAATGCTCTCGAACGTTATGAGCATCTACATGGTAAACTGAAGCAGGAAGACATTAACAAGATTTCTGCTGCGTTAGGACCACGTAATCCATACGATGAATGGGGTAGACTTTCACCGCAGTATCAAGGTGAATATCCCACTACCGTTGTAACTTGTCGGAATGTATGGCTTCGACCCGCTGCCTTTAATGTTCTTAAAGACATTGAAGAAATCGATGAATTAAAAAAGCTCTTTCCTCAAGGTGTTAAGGTCGTTATGATTAACGACCAATTTGGAGATGCCTGCCCAGAGAATTTAGATGATTGCTGGACTCTGACACATAATCCGATGTCAGATTACTTGCATCATGACCCACTTGGTCTGTTACTTGTATCTATCCAGGAAATTACTAACACTCTCAATTCTCTTACTCTCCAGACAATTGAACATGGAATTGGTCAGACCTTTGCTGACCCTGGTGTATTAGATTTTGATGCTTATCGGCAGACGGAATCTATTCCTGGTGGTGTATATGAGGCTCGTCCAAAATCTGGACAACAGCTAGGTGCTGCTTTCCATGAAGTCAGAACTGCTAATCTTTCCCCGGAGGTTATGCAGTTTGGAGCTAACATTCAAAACCTCGCGCAACTTGTTTCGGGGGCATTACCATCGCTATTTGGTGGCACGATTGAAGGAAGTGAGACTGCCTCTCAGTATTCGATGTCTCGCGCGCAGGCGCTTCAGAGACTTCAGAATACATGGAAGATGCTTATCATATGGTGGAAGGAAATTTTTGGTAAAGCAATTCCGATGTTCATCAAGGAAGTAAAGGATGATGAACGTAGCGTTGAGAAAGATAAGGATGGAAATTTCATCAATGTCTTTATTCGACGTGCAGAGCTTGAAGGTAAGATTGGCCGAGTGGAATTAGAAGCCAATGAGAATTTGCCCTTAACTTGGTCACAGCAAAAAGACGTAATCATGCAACTATTACAGGCTGCAAATCCTCAGATTCTCGAAGTAATTGGTTCAGCCGAGAATTTGCCCTATATTCGTGAGGCCATTGGTCTTACGGATTTCTTTGTCCCTGGCGAGGACGATAGAACCAAGCAATATGATGAAATTAAAATGCTGCTTAACTCGCAGCCAATGCCTACTGGTAATCCGGAGATGCCAGAGGCTTCTTCTGTTGAAGTTGACCCAATTTACGATAACCACGAAATCGAATTTGAAATTGTTCGTAAATGGGTTATTAGTGAGGTTGGTCGACAAGCTAAAATGGATAACTCTGCAGGATATAAAAATGTTCTTCTGCATGGTTATGAACACTATCAATTAATGATGCAACAAGCGGCACAGATGGCTACTACTGGTGCGGCGCCATCCGAAAAGCCCAACCCGAAAGACAAAGAAGCACCCATAACCGGAGAATCTGATGTCACAACTCAATAAGTTTCCACTAATGTTCGCTGCGGAAGATGCTCCATCTGGTGGTGGGACATCTGATGCTGCGCCTATGAACGTTGAAGATGTCATCGAATTTTTAGAAGATGACGACGACGATACAATACCTATTGATGAAGGGAAGGATAAGAAAGATGAGCCTAAAAAGCCTGTTAAAGCAGCTTCCCATAAAGAAGCTGATAGTGACAGGGATGAAGAAGATAACGAAGAAGATGGAAAAAACAACGCAGACGACTCCGACGATGACGAATTGTCAGACATCGAAAGAGAACTTGAAGGACCTTCCGAAGAACAATTAGAGTTAATGACGCCTGCGAGGCGTCGTGACATTCTCAAGAAGTATCCAACTCTTTTCAAGGATTTTCCTTATCTTGAAAAGGCATACTATCGTGAGCAGCAGTTTACTGAATTGCTGCCGACTATTGAAGATGCAAAAATGGCGGTTGAGAAAGCACGTATTCTCGACCAATTTGAATCCCAGGTAATGGGAGGTAACATTGAAACTATTCTTAAGGCGGTTAAGGCAGAGAGCCCAGAAGCTTTCTATCGTGCTGCTGATGACTATTTGGGCACTCTCGCTCGCGTTGACGAGAAGGCTTATTTCCATGTACTCAGTACTATCGGCAAGAGCACTATTATGGCTATGGTTAATGAAGCTAACCGTAGCAATAACGATGTTCTAAGAAGTGCGGCACAGATTCTCAACCAGTTTTTGTTTGCTAGCAGTGAATTTACTCCTGCAACTAAACTGGCTGGTGAAAAGCCAAAGGATAATGGACAGAATCAGGAAGTTGACCAGCGTCAGCGTCAATTCGTCCAGCAAGCATTCAATTCTACACGAGATGATTTAAATACTCGTGTGAACAATACGTTGCGTAATACGGTTGATGTAAACATTGACCCCAAGGGGACAATGAATGATTACACGAAGCGTAATGCATCTCGTGACGCAATGGAACAACTTGAGGGGCTTATTGTTCAGGATTCAAGGTTTAGAATTCTGAGTGATAGGCTCTGGGAGCGTGCTTTCCAGAGTAATTTTGCGAAAGCCGATGTTGACAAAATTAAGACTGCCTATCTCTCCAAAGCTAAAACACTGTTGCCTACAGTCTTAAAAAAGGCCCGTCAGGAAGCTTTGAAGGGTATGGGTAAGCGGGTTAGCGGTGAAGATAACACTGACCGCCGTGGTCCTATTGCTCCGAGTAAGCCACGCTCCAGTTCAAGTGGCAAAGTCACTAAGGCATCCGACATTCCCAAGGGAATGAAAACAATCGACTTCCTTAACGCGGATTAATTATGGCAGCAGCATCGACACGTAACATTGTTATTACTTTTACTGGTGATATTCAGTATAACCAGACGTTCTCGGCCGGTAGTAATGCTACCGCACCTGGTGATATTGATGTTGTCACACTAGCAGTTGGTAATAACACCATTACTGTGCCGAATATTGCTGCCCTAGCTGTCGGCAAAGGTTGTACGATTGTCCCTCCCGCTGGGAATGTCAACACAATCACTCTGAAGGGCGTTGGTGGTGATACGGGTATTTCGTTACACAAAACGGACCCAACTAGTATCACTTTTGATAGCCCACCTCCTGCTAATTTCGTCCTAACAGCAGGAGCACAGATTGATGGTGTTCGATTAATCTGGACGTAGTGACAAACAATGGCTGTTTCCGAAACGCAAGTAGCTGCATTAGAGCTTGAACGTGTTCGACAGAAAATCGAAGTTCTGTTCGAGCGCGACGACAAGTTCTATTCTAGCATCAAGAAGCGCAATGTCGAGAAGATTTCTAATCGACAGATGCGTGTTCCGTTAGAACTTCGTCCTGGGGGCTCCTTCCAGTATTTTAGTCCGGATGGTGGCGACTTAGGACGTGGTGGTGGGCCTACCTTTGATAAGGCTGTGCTCACTAGTGTTTTCCTTTCGGAGAACATTGAATATACCAAGCTTACGCAGTGGTCTACGGACGATGAGCGTAAGGCAATTACTAACGGTGTGCGTCGTCTGACTGCTAGCGCGTTTGATGAAATGCGTCGTCAGTTGGATGCGCAGGCTATGCAGGATGGCACTGGTGTTATCGGTGTTATTTCTGCTGTTAGCACCGCGTCTGGTGTTGATACTTACACCTTGGGCACTGATGGTTTCGGTGCTCGTCTGATGCGTTTCGGTCAGACTGTGCAGGTTTTCGATACTACACTCGGCACTCCGCGTGGTCAGGGTGTTATCACTAAGTGGGATGTCGAGAATAAGAGTATCGATGTTACTCCCGCTATTACTGGTGCAGTCGCCACGGATAAGCTTGTGACGGCTGGTCTTACCAATCCTGCCTCTATGCCTGCATTGTATGGTGTGCCTTATCACCACAGCAATGCATCGGCTGGGACGTGGCTGGGCTTCTCTCGCTCTGCTACTCCTGAAATCCGTTCCAATCGTGTGAACGCTGCTAGCTCTGCGCTTGCTCTTCCGTTTGCGCGGCTTTCAATGAACAAAATTGGAAATCGTGTGGGGCTTGATAATGATTTCAAGCCTGTCGCATGGTTACACCCTTGTCAGCAGCAGGCTTATGAGGAAATCGGGCAGCTTGTTATCTCGATTTTCAAGGAAGCTAAGGACGAGGCTCTGGACCTCTACTTTGGGGACAATATGCAGATGGCTGGTGCCAAACTGCGTAAGTCCTTCAATTGGGACAAGACCCGTATTGATTTCATCGTTGATGAAGTCTGGGGTCGTGGAGAAATGCTGCCCATTGGTTTCTATACCACTGATGGTCGGAAAATCTTCGAGATTCGTGGACCTTCGGGTGGCGTAGCCACTGCGGAAATCTTTTACATGGTAAATGGTTTCCAGTTTTACGTTAGCAATCCTGCTGCTACGGCGTTCATCGATACGCTGTCAGTTCCCACCGGCTACTAATTCAACTTTAAGACACCAAAGGAGAATTATCATGCCTCAAGACCCAAATCTAAATTTCCAGAACTTCTCAACGGTCCAGACTAAGGACCAGCAGCAGCCTATTACCATTGCTTCGGCTGCTACCATTGCTCCGGTAGGATTTTTAACGGTCCTTACGGGTAACACGGCAGTTGTGACTATTACTCCGCCTCTTACTGGATTGCATGTGATTGCGATTCAGTTCGCTGGTGTTGCTGGTGTTACGGCAGCGGGTAACATCCTGACTGCTACTGCATCAGTGGCCGGCCAGATTATGCTGTTGGTATTCAATCCACTTACCAACAAGTATGTTCCTGTCGGCTAATCTCTAGAATATGTGAGAGCCGAGTGGTGTATCTGGGGGCAGAAATGCCACTCGGTTCCTTATACAACTGGAGAGAAATGATGAGTGCTTATTCTGATGTAATGAGAGACTTGGCCGCATATGATGGTGACAGGTCAAAACTAATGGAATTCTATAGTCAGGAAATGGAAAATATCCAGAGGGCCTACGGTGGTAGCCCTAGTGATATTCCAGCTAATTCTGACCATGAATACCACGATTTGAAAAAGAAGTTAAATCTTCTGAATAGTCTCAAGGTGTGAAATGATACTCACCGAGCCTATTGAATCAATAAATCAGCAACTAATTGACCATTTCGGTATCGAAACCGATAGTAGTCGAGCAATGTGGCGTGTTGTGTTCTCTGAGGACCAATACGAAAAATACAGGTCTGATGTTACTCCTAGTGGTGTTCAGCTTTTACACTCTGTTGTAATGACCAGGCCGAAGTATAAGCAGTGGATTCATCGTAAGTATGTTTTGGAACGCCTCGTTGCTGTACCGGAATCTCAGGTAGAAGAACTTGCAGGCATCAAAACATCTTATGAACCTATTTGGGTGTTCGAAGATAGGAATGGTAATTATTTACCTCCTACCTTCTGGGCTGCCAAATTCGTAGTTGACAATGTTTACGCATCAATGGGCAAGAAAAGCTTGCGTAAATACATAGATGAAGAAGCTGCTAATCCTCAAGAAGAGAAGGAGAAGCGTATTAAGCAATACGAAGAAATGCTGTTCGGTGATGAGTCTTCCTTACTTCTCAGAACTGTAACCGGCGAGGCTATTGTGGTGCCTCAATCTTACAAAGCCACACAAACCAAGGAGTAACTAATGTCTTCAATGGCACCCTGGCTAGTTCGAGATAATCGTAAGCCTATTCGAGCACCTTTGAATCCTTTTGATAAAGCTACGGTAGTTTCGATTCTTCCCAAGGAAATTTTCGAGAAAAAGCCCACATTGTTTCCTGGGGAATGGTATATTCCTCCTGGAACTGAAACTAAACCTACTTGTGTCGAAATCCAGCCATCGTCATGGTTTCGTGATATTGATTTAGAACAGCCATTACTTGAAATTCCGACTTCTGCCATTATTGTGGCTGAAGCCATTGTTAAGGACTATTGCAATGGTATTATTGGCTGTGACATGGGTAATGCAATGCCAGGTTTGGTCTATTTGCCTGGTATCGTTACCTCTGAACAGTTTCTGAAGGACCATAAAAGTACCCATACTGCAATGATTCAGCGTCAGAAGAATTGGTATGCTGTTCTTCTGAAAATGGCTGATGGTCTTTGGGCTAGGTCTAACGGGAATTCCATCGTAATTAGCGATGATATGCGTTTAGCAGCTAGAGAACTAAATCAGCAGGCAAAAGACTGGATGAAGAACTTCCAAGCTGTTGAGATGGTTCGCTGCAACTCGTGTGGGTCTCTTCGGAATCCTAGTTACCCAATTTGCTCAACTTGTAAGTCTATCGATTTGACACATCCAGGTGCGAAAGACCTTAAGTTCGCACAGTAAGGAATAAAAAATGTCAGCAGTGGACCTTACGGCTGGAACAGTGATGAATGGTGTCGCTGCATTACTTAATGACAGTGCTCGCCAGGTCTATACTTATTCAGCACAGGTTCCATATCTGAACTTAGCGCTCCAAGAATTACGAGAATCCTATGAACTTAATAGTGTTCCCGTAACTGAGGATGTTTCGTCGGTAATCAACATGCCGGTGGGTTCTAGTAAAATCGTTTATAACGGTGTGGGCATTCCTACACTGCCGAACGACTTTGTGGAACCAAAACAAGTGTGGGAACGTCAAGAGAATATTGACCCTTGGGTTTCCATGACACGTAGACAGTTTCTTCCCCACTATTTGGAAGGAATTTTGTATAGTCAATTTCTGTATTATGTATGGCAATCGCAAGAAATTCGTGTTTTGCCATGTAATCAGGATAATGACATCAAAATTGACTACGTTAAGCAGTTGTTTGACCCTGTGGTCAATGAAACTTCACTTATCAACGTAGTCAATGCTGTAACGTTCCTTCAATTTCGCACTGCTGGACTCTGTGCGGAGTTTATTGAACGAAATATTACGAGTGCAAATGCTCAAAATGCGATGGCACAGCTCGCACATGACAGAGCACTCGGAATTAGTGCTAAGGGTAAGCAGTCAATCGTAATTCGAAGGAGACCTTTTCGAGCAAGTTATAATCGTGGAGGGTTTCTAAGCTAGTTTCTGGGACAAAAGTCCTGTCCGAAGGGATGGAAACATGCCTGGTAACGACCAATTTGGACGTGGTAATATTTGGGCGTCCTTAAAGTCTCTTTTTAATCTCGATATGGGGTGGTATGTCCTTGCTGGCACCCCTACTAGTGGTTCTAATGGCACTTATGCTGGTAAGGCTGGTATAGGTGCAAGTTTATACGATTCTAACACTGGTGCTCATTACATCAATGTTGGTACGAAAGCATCTCCACTCTGGGCTAATGAAAGTGGACCTGTTCCTGCCGGGCAGACGGGTAATACTGGTAGTGGTTTAGGCGTTGTTGGTAATGCGAAGGCTGTTTATGACTTCGCGACCGATGGTGGTGCAATCTCTACTATTACTCCTCGTAATTCACCCACAATTCCTGCTAATGCTATCATTCTTGGTGGTGTACTTGAAGTTGCAGTGATTGCGGCTTCTGGTGGTGCTGCTACTATTGGTGTTGGTTTAGGCTCTGGTGCTCAAGTTGCATCATTACAGGCTGCGGTAGCATTTAACGGTGCTCCGTGGTCTACTACGGGAATGAAAGCAGTTATTCCTGTATTTACTGTTGCAACTTACGTTAAGGCAACTGCTGCAACTGCTATAACCTTCACTATTGCTGCTGCTACCTTAACTGGTGGTCGTTTCAACGTTAATCTCGCCTACGTTCAGGGTAACACTGTTCCTTAGTATCTAGAATCATGCGAGACCATACACCAATACTTCTGGAGAAATTTAACGGTCTGTGGGACCGCGGGGATATCGAAGAAACCCCGATGGACCATTTCTCAGATTGCGTTAATCTGCAATTTATTGGTTCTAATGGTTTTGGAACTCGCGATGGTATTGGACCACATCAGGATATGGTTGCTCCAATCTCCAATATCCTTCGCATGTATAACTACCCGACGTCGGATAAGAACACAATTCTGCTTCTGACGTCGGGTGGTAACATCTATCATGTCGTCGATACAACAACTGTTTTCGGACCTATTCTCAGTATTCCTGCAATGACAGATTTTGGCTTCGTTCCCTACTCTGGTAGAGCCTATATCACTCCATTTACTACAGAGCTTGTGAGTGGATTGAATAGAGAACGAGGTTTGCAAAATGATTTTGTCTACGTTTATAAGGGTGATGGAACTACTTCACGTAAAGCTGCTGGTGCTGGCCCTACTACCTCTATCGTGGCTGCCCTTACCGTTGGGGCTGGTCATACCGATAAGGGTGTTCATGTTTTTGGTTACGTGTTTGAAACTGATACAGGTTATCTTTCTCCGCCTGGAGGGCTTGTTGCCTTTACTACAAGCGACGTTAAAGGTGTGGATTTTAGTGCTGTTGCTATTAGTCCAAATCCTGCTGTTGTCAAGAGACATATTGTTGCATCGAAAGTAATTCAAGACTATAACGGGAATGTGGAGGGTTATACTCTCTATTTTATCCCAGATGCAATTATTCCCAATAACGTGGGAACTATTTTGAATGGAATTTCCTTTTACGACCAGGAATTAGTATCAGACGCAAGTCACTTATTTGATAATTTCACCGAAATTCCGGCTGGAGTAAATTTAGTCACTTTTCACAACAGATTAGTTAACATGACAACCTACGATAATATTTCTGTAGGCTATATTAGCTTTGAGGGAGAACCAGAAGCAATTTCCAAAGTTGATGGAGTGCTACTTGTTCCTCCAGATGGCAATCCCATCACAAATGCCGCAGAATTAAGAGATGTTCTCTACTTTTTCAAGCGAAATAAGACTGTTTCGTTTGTTGATACTGGTGATATTCCGGCTTTGTGGCCGTTGAGTATCATTGATAATGGTATGGGCTGTGGAGTTCATGGAATCGGCACAGTGCTTGATTCTGGCTCTTCAAACATCGATTATCTCCTTGTAGCGGCTTACAAGGGACTCTGTCTTTTCAATGGTCGATACATTCTTCCTGAACTAACCTGGAAAGTTCAGAATCGATGGATAACTCAAGACTTTAAGAACAATAACTGGCGAATTCAAATTGTTAACGATACTTTGGGTCAAAAACTATACATTGTAATGGCAGATAGAACAGTTCTATTTGCTAACTATGCTAACGGGTTTGACCCTAAAGCTATTAGATGGTGTCCTTGGACATTTGATGTGTTTATTAACACTCTTTGTCTAATCAACATCAACGAACCACTTTTCGGATGCGACCAGGTGTAAAATGGGTCAAGTAGTTCCTAATGCAATTGAAGATGAAGTCCTTAACGGCCAATTAAATCAGGCGTTAACAATTCGTCTTTACGGCAACAATGTAACTCCTTCAGGTTCTACTGTTGCTGGCTCATTAACTGAGATTGCTGGCGGTGCTTATGCCGCGAAGGCTTTACTGTTTGCGAATTGGGGAATTAGTTCCGGAACTCCTGCACAAGCTGTCTACAATGCTATTCAGGTGTGGAATTTCACTGGTCCTATTAATGCTCCTGGAACTATCTATGGTTACTATGTAACTAGAAATATTGACGGGAAAATTGTTTGGGTCGAAAGATTTCCATCTGGTGTTGTTCCATTCTCTCCCATTGTGGGGAGTAAGGTTCAAGTTCTTCCGAGATATACCGTTTCGAGTCAATTCTAATGGCTCAATATATCGGATACGCAAACTACGTCATTTGGTTTGCTGACCCAGCAGAATATACAATAGCAGTTGCTACGGCTGGTGGAAATTTTCTTGAAACCAGTCCAGCTAATGCTGCATCTCTGTTTGGAATTACTCTATTTCCTCCTGGGCAACCGGGAGTAGATATTCGGGGTATATATGGATTTGCTCCTTATGGTATTCCAGGTCCCCCGGGACCAGGAGTAAACGTAGGACATCCATTACCATCTGGTGTATTTCTCACTAATAATGTAAATTCAGTTGTCGTTCCAGGACAAGCTGGTAATCCTGCATCAATTTGGCCCGCTGGTCCAGACTTACTGTTAAAGTGGTCTGGTGCTATCCTTCGCGCTGGTGGTGAAAACGGGGCTAATCCTACTCCTGCCGCTGGTATTCCTCGACGTAGATGGTTAGGTGGTCCAGCTAGTGGTCCTACAGGTGATGGAGGGAGTGGTATCAATGAAGGTGCTCTCAGCAGACTTGCGGGTAGAACTATTGATAGTACTGGTTATATTATTCGTGGAAATAACAATGCAACTCCTTGGACTCGTGCCGTAGATGAATATCGAACGGGATTAATTACTAAAACTTCATGGGAGAGATTCTACGTTCGTTGTAGAACATTTCCTACAACTAATGAAGTCGGTATTTGGCGTTGTCAAGGTTTACCATCTCTAAATGCTGGTGCTATTCTTAAGATTGGCATTAGTGGTGGATTGAAACTGTATAATGTCAATGCAATCAATGTTGAACAAGCTGCGGGCTCAGCTACCTTAAGCTTAGTTAATGAATGGAACCTTATTGATATTCTCGTCAAATTTGATTCAGGAGTTAGCACTACTGGAACTATTAGAATTTACTTGAATCATAGTCTGGTTATCAACTTTGTTGATAATACGGGCTTTGGAATGAATTCAAATACTAGTCATATTCAGAGTCAGTTGGGTAAAACTACAGCGGCTGCTGATGATGATGTTGAAATTGACTTAACTGACTGGATTAATGCAGATGTTCCAAATGATGGTGTTGTCGAAAGTCTTGATAGCATTGATTGGAACATGGGTTCTCATGTTAGAACTCATAGAAATTCGGGAAGTGCATCATTAGCAGGATGGGCAGGTAATCGTGGTGTTTTTGACCACTATAGTGCTCCATTTGCTTCTCTTAGTACTTCTATTACTAGTACAACATCTGGAGCAACAGCTGAGGCTCAAACAAATGCTATTAATTCTAATGACCAAGACTCAATTGCACTAATTTTTGGTGCTGTTTCGGCCATTATTTCTCAATTTTCATCAAATTCCGCCCTTACAGATGGTACTCTCGGCTATAAAATTGCTGGCGGTGCTGCTGTTTTATCAACTGTTAATCAAGTTGGTGTACAATCCTATACTTCGATGGCTTATTTGCCATCTCCAGGTTTTAATGCTGTTCAGATTGCACCATTTAGCACTGTTAAGACTAAGTCCGTTGATGGTGCTACTGATGTAACTAATGCAATTAATAATGCTGTTGAATACGTTGGAACTTGGGGTCCAGAAGATGACCCAGCTTATCCAGAAACTGATAGATTCGACTTCCTACATAACTGTCGATATGCAAATACGCCTTGGGGTTATCTGTTACCCACTACAGATGCTCCTACGTATGCTGTTGGTGGCACTTATGTTGGGAATGGCACGATTCAAACAATTTCTCTACCAGCTCCTGCACATTTCATATGGATACGAGCTACTTCCGGTGCGCCGACAGGTGGAGTTAAATGGTTCGCAGCGTCAGTTGATGCTCATTTTGGAGCTACTGATAGAGTAATTCCCAATTTACGTCCTTTCACGGACATTGATGGAAATGCATTTTTTACTGTAGATGGTAGTAGCATCGAAATCAATCAGGCTGCCTTAACTTATCAATACATTGTATTCTGTGACCCCGGAATGCGATTCCTCATTTGTGGAGCATTTCAACATTCAGTCACGAAAACTCAGTATACTAATGGATTAGTAGACCCAACTTTCACCGCTCAAGGTGTATTTGCTCAAAATGAAGTAATTTCAACTGGTAGTCTTTCAAATATTGTTGGTTTGTCCTTTAAAGGTCCAGGACATACCGGAAACATTGGAACACTACTTGATGGAAATAACTTAGCTAATTGGGGACAAATACTTAGTGGAGTAATTCTGAGCCGGGTTAGTCTTCATATAAATAGTCAGACACAAGTTAATTACGCTGCATTTAGGACTAATGAACCTAATTGCGCGGGTATTATGTGTCAAATGTTCTCATTCGTTGGAGATGGTACTGCCTCGCGCACTATCTCGGTAACGCCTGCGGGTGGTAGATTCCCACTATTCGTTTTAGTGATGCCTATTAATGGTGGCAATGCATATTTTAAAGACCCGTCGCATGTTGGGAATGCTGCTTCTAACGCTGTGTCTTTGGGTGCTACTATTGCCACTGCTATCATCAGCGTAGGGGTCGACACAATTACTGTTGGAGTTACGTGTAATGCCGCCGGAGTAACTCACAATGTGTTCATTATTCCTGGCGATTCTGCTGGGTTTAACAATGGAGTCTTTTACAATCCCAATTGTGAAGGGCTAACTGGTCCTATTCCTAAGCCGCCTCCTTCAGAACCGATTGTTCTTGGAGATGGAGGATTAATTCTCGGTGGAATTTCTTCACTAACCTTGTTACTGGATGCTTCTGGAATCTATACTTTGATACCAAATCAGCGTCATGATACGTATCAAGATAGACTTCCAGGACAGGCTACTATAAACGAAAAGATTCCAGACCCCTTCTGGAAGACAGGATTTATCGGTGGCTAAAGGACAAGGCGGAGAATACGAACATCATGTAGTAGCTGCGAGGCTCCGAGTAATTGGAGCAGGCAATCTATTACTCTCATTGTCAGACTATGACGATGTGCAGACATTCGATATGGCTCCCTTATCGATGCTAGCTACGACAAGATTTGAGCCTACTCGACTTTCTAATATTCAATCCCAGAGAATCCGATTAATCGGTGGAACTCAAGTAATTGATGAATGGTTTCATGTTAGTCGAATTGTTTTATACGCTAAGCAGGTTGCAGTAGAATACCCGCAATAACATGCCTACTTTCGTTCAAGGAATTGGTAGACTTAAGGCTCAACTCCTGACATCAGGTATTCAGGAGAAAAATCAGCCACTCTATCAAGTCATTGACCAACTACTTATCCTCTTTGGACAATTTGTCAATGAAGTTGATGCAACTTTATCGCCTCCAGGAGGGGGTGGAGTTTTAGATGGTAGTATTCTAACTAAGAATAATGAAACTGCCACTCTTCCTAATTCATTACAAGTATTAGCTGGTTCTGGTATTCAGTTTAATGATGTAAATAGTCGTAGAGTTATTTTAACTGCTCTTCCGTTTACTCCTGATAATTGGGAAGAAGGTGAAATTCCAATTATTGGTGGGGGTTCGGGAACTCCTGGCGCTATTGGTCCTGCTGGTCCTACTGGAGCACAGGGTAATATGGGGTCTCCTGGATTTACTGGTCCAGAAGGTGAAGATGGACCAATGGGATTATTTCCTGGTCCAACTGGTGCAACTGGTCCAACAGGTGGTAAGGGCGATATCGGAATGCCTGGTATTCCAGGTGAAGATGGTATTGATGGAATAGATGGTTTTAGCATTGTTGGTCCAGTTGGAGCGCGTGGTGCTACAGGTTCAATTGGACCTCCTGGAATAGATGCTGAAGAATCTGAAATTCCATATATTATTCCTGGTCCACAAGGTCCAGCAGGTAGTAGTGGAGGTGGTGGAAATTTCACTTATCTCCAAACGGAAGTTAACTTAGGTGCAGCCCCAGGTAATACGAGTGGATTCTTTGATATCGTAGGAGCTGGGCTTACAATTAATAAAAACGTCTTAGTTCAAAAAGCTGTTGGTCCTTATACAGGTAAGGGGACAGAAGCTAATGAAGCAGAGATGGAAATCATCGATGCTACAGGTTTGGTAACAAGCGCCGTCAACATCCGAGTGTATTGGGCATCAGTATTCCCAATTATTGGTAACGTCAAGTTTAATTACGTAGTGAGCGCATAAAATGGCTACAATTCAAGGTGGAACTTCTGGCGTAGTTGCCGATGTTGACACTAACAAACAGCTTCAGATTCTTCCTGCAACTACTCCAGCTAATACTGGCTATGTAGGATTGGTTAGTCGCCAAGAAGCTGGTAGTGCTGGTACTGTTCGTGCTCGTGCTATGTTAGGTTCTCTTCAAAATCGTTTAATGGCTGGCATTGTTGCTTCCTTATGGGAAGATACATTCAATGCCAACGCATTAAATACTGCTCTATACAAGTTCTTTTCTAGTACTCAAACTGCGGCCGCAGCTACAGGACTTATAACATTTAATGGAGGTGGCTCAACTACGATTGGTTCTAATTGTGCTCTCCAAACTAATAGATACTTTCCTCTCTATGGAAATGGTGAAGTGCGGGGCATTCTTAAGGGAAGTATTCTCACTGCATTTCCTCATGTAACCAACAATAATCTTGAGTTCGGTTTTTTAACTGCTACATTACCGGGAACATCGGCTCCAGCTGATGGTATTTTTTTCCGTTTTAATGCAGCTAATGAACTTCGTGGCGTTGTTAGCTATGGCGGAACAGAAACTCAAACTGTTGCTATTACTCAGCCTAGCACTAACGTCCAGCATGAGTGGATGATTGTTGTTGGTCAGGGTATAATTGAATTCTGGATTGATGGTGAATTTAGAGCAGGTATCACTCAAGTTAGTGATACTCCTGGATTCACTCAATTCACATTACAAGCTACATTTCCTTACACTATTCGTCAATACATTCCAACTAGCTCTCCAGCTTCGGCAACTAAGTTCCAATTTGGTTCTATTGACGTTATCAGTAATGGTATTGATAACGCAAGACCAGTTAATTTTCTTAAGTCACTTTATGGACTTTGTGCATATCAGGCCCAGAATGGTTCCGCGATGGGAACTCTGGCTCAATATGCCAATAATACTAATCCAGCAACTCAGGTTCCAACTAACACTACAGCTGCATTAGGTTCTGGATTGGGTGGTAAATTTCAGGAAACTTTAACTCTTGCCGCTGGAACTGATGGTATTATTCAAAACTTCCAGAATCCAATTTCAACTACAGCAATTAGTGGTAGAAATCTAGTTATTACTGGTGTCTCAATTGGCGGTGTAGTTACAGTTGCTTTAACTACTAATCCGCTTGCAGGCACTATGTCATTAGCTTTTGGACATACGGCTGTCTCTATGGCTAACGCAGAAACAGGCTCCTTCACATCTGGTGGACAGAAAGCTCCACGCAGAATTGCTCTTTGTACTACATCAGTTGCTTCTGCTACAGCTGCCGCTGGAACACCAGTGATTGTTGCTCCAACCAATTTCCGATTCACTTCGCCAATAGTTGTTTATCCTGGCGAATTTCTTGCTGTAACCCACAACAAGATTACGACTGCCCCTGCTACTGGTTCCATCATGTGGACCGTTACATACGACGGTTACTTTGAATAACAGGAGAAGAGATAATGGCACGCATTCCTATTAGATTAGCGGGGCCAGCGCAGGTAAGTAATGCTGCCGCAACGAAATATACGGTCCCTGCATTAACCAAGACAGTTATTCGTCATATCCATATCCAGAATCCTTCTGGTGCGGCTGTGACGTTTACTGCTTCAATTGGTGCTGATGCTGCTGGTACTCGTATTTTCGATGCCTATAGCATTGCTGCTGGAACTGTGTTTGACCATTTCTGCTACTACGTCCTGAGCACTACCGAAATCTTTCAGGCGTTTGCAGGAACTAACAACATTCTGACCCTTGTCATCGACGGTGACGAAATCGTCCTCGGGTAATATGATTATTACCAAAAGTGAGGAAGTTTATTTCTCACAACTCACTCCGGCGATGGCATATATGCTCTACAAATTAGAGCAATTCCATCGCCGGAATGTTGGGCCTGACCTTGTTATTACTGCTATGGCTAATGGAACTCATATGACTGGTAGTAAACACTATACTAATGAGGCTATGGATATTCGTAGCCATAATTTTCTTGATACTGATTCAAAACTAGATTTTGCTCGTGATTTTGGAAGCTTCCTTGGTCCCAAATTCACAGTAATCTTAGAATCAATTGGTCAGTCTAATGAACATTTTCATGTTCAAGTTAAACGTGGTGGAACTTACCCATGATTATTCGTGAAATGAGAACTCAGGATATTTCTGAAATTGAAAAATTTCATGAAAAACATTTTCCTGATATTGAATTTCCAGATTTTATGAAAATGTATTTGGCTTTCATGATTCTGGATGACGATGAGAGATTAATTATGGCTGGTGGTTTACGACCAGTTGCTGAAATTCATCTAGTATCTAATCTTGACCAAAGTAGACTCAAAATAGGTAAGGCACTTGTTGAGGCCCAACGTATCGCATCTTTTACGGCTACTAGATACAAAATCGATGAATTGTTAGCATTTACTGAAAACTCAGAATATGCTAGCCATCTAATACAGCATGGGTTTCATCCTCGAGAAGGGGCTCTAAGCCTAAAGGTGCCTAATGGGTAAGAAAAAAACATCACCAGCACAACAAGTCCTCAATACTGCTCAACAGCGGTATAATGAGGAAATAAGTCGTGGTCCTTCCCAGGCTGAGCAGAATATGACTCAGCTGGGAAATCAAATGTATGGTAATTATAATGATGCCTCAGCCCGACAGACTCAGGACTATGGCAACATTATGAAAGGTTATCAAGACTTTTCTGCTGGTCTTGGTAAACCTACGAAATTTAGCTTTGAACGTGTAAATGCTGAACGCCCACGCGAACTTGGTGAGGCGTATGGCTACTTACGCGAGGCAATGCCTGGATATCGGGATTTTGCCAACACTGGCGGATATTCTGATAAGGATGTCCAAGAACTAAGAGCGCGTGGTATCTCTCCAATACGAGCATCGTATGGGAATACCATGATGCAGCTTGATAGGGCTAGGGCACTAGGTGGTAATGGTGGTGCTCCTAACTATATTGCTGCTGTAAGCCGCGCACAACGTGAACTCCCCGAACAGATGGCAGAAGCCATGACGGGAGTAAATGCAGAACTTGCAAACTCTATCCGTCAGGGTAAAATGTTTGGTCTATCTGGTATTACTCAGACAGGTAGCACGATGGGTGGTCTTGCTGATAGCGAGGCTGGCCGCATGTTACAGGCTGCTCTAGCTAATCAAGGTGCTGATATTCAAACTCAGGGAATGAGCGAGCAGTCACTACAGAATATGCGACAGATGCAGCTTGCTTCACTTGGTGGACAGGCTAATCTGTTTGGAACTACTCCTGGCATGTCTAATATGTTTGGTAATCAAGCTCTTAATGCTTACCAATCAGGACTAGGAGCTGAGAATTCCAGACGCGGTTATGGTCTTGACCTTCTTAATACTCAACTTAATGCTGCTAGCCGTATTCCACAATCTCAGCCGTGGTGGCAGAAGGCTTTAGGATTTGCAGGAACTGCTGCACCATATCTTGCTCAGTCAATGGGTGGACGCGGTGGTGGTAATCCTAGCGGTGGAGACCCGAATTGGCAGGGTCCTGTACAAAGTAGTGGACCTTCTAAGTGGAAGACTGCTCTTGGTGCAGGTCTTTCTGCATTGCCATTCATTTTCTCCAGCGAAACTTTTAAAGAGGAAATTGAACCTGTTGAGAATTTGGGTTCAATTTCCCAAGCTCTTAAAGAACTTCCTCTCTATACTTGGAAATATAAGGGTGATAAGACTCGTCATTTTGGTCCTATCGCTGAACAATTCCAGAAGAAGTTTGGAGTGGGTGATGGTAAGACCATACACCTTGCTGACGTAATGGGAGTAGTTCTCGCCTCTCAGAAGGAGGCTTTAGCCGATGCCTAATTGGCTTGAAAATCTCAGACTCCAAAATATCTTCAATCAGCCAATAATTGGAAATGACCTTCCCTCACAGGGAGGTATCATGGGCAATCTACCACCCATTGGCATAGGTGGTGGAATGCCTACATCACGTAACCCTTTCGATAACATTTTCTTTGGCCCGGATGCTACCGCAACTAATACTCCTCCTGTTGCTTCTAGCAATCCTGTGTCTGGTCCTATGGGTAATCAGCCAGGAATGATGGATGTTGGACAACGTATGTCTGACCTCTATCAACCAGCTAATGATGCGAGTGATAGGTTTGACTCGCTTATGCAAAATTATCCACAATATGAAAGACCAGGCGCATGGAGAACCATTGCTGCTATTCTCACCGACCTAAAGAGTGGTCCTGAGGCTGGTCAGAGAGTGATGGATTTCCATAACACCCGTCGAATGACGGATTGGAAGAATCAGATTGGTCCTGCTCAGCAGGCAGCTAATTTGGAACGACAAGAAAACTCGAATATGCGAATGTTGGCATATCAGACTGTATCTCAAGAACTTCGAGCACAGGCTGATGCTGAACGCGCGAAGAATAATGAAGTCAATGCTAACATTCGCCAACAGCGAGCAGATATCTATGATTTCAAGTCCAAGAATCCTGGACTTAAGGTAATTGCTACTAAGGGCGGAAATGTAATGCTGCTTAATCCAGCTGATGGCAAAACCACTGATACTGGTATTCCATCTGGTGTCTTGAGTGAAGCTGATAAGATAACTCTTGGGCAGGAAAATGCTCTGGAGCGTATTCAGGCTACTGGTTCACAGCAGCGTCAGACTGAAGGAGTTAGACAGGCAGGAAGAGAATCAATAGCAGAAACTCGTGGATGGCAGGTCTATAATGTGCCTGATGGTTCTGGCGGAACTAAGGCCGTTAAGATTAACCAAATAACAGGAGAAGTACGTGACTTGGCGACTCCTACGGGTGCTATTACTCGTCCTACTAATGGGGGAGGTCGTAGTACTACTGCTGAGTCTCCTGCTGTTATTAGAACTAAACAAGCTACTTCTGCTCGTCAAATAGTCAACACGAATCCTGAACTTGGTAAGTGGGTCAAGTTCAATGGACCCTATGATTTCACTGTTACCCCTCCTACTACTGGTGGGGGACTCTTTGCGAAATCAGGTCCCACTCAACAGCAATATGACCAGATTCGCCAACTGATTTATGGTGATATGCCTGCCATTCCTCAGCCTGGTAGAACTGGTGATAATGGTTCCGTAAAGACTGATACTTCCTCAGGTTCAGTAGTTAAGCCTCCCTCTCAAGGGGCGTCTACTACTGCTGATACTCCACCACAAGGTGCTAAGCCAGGTGGAAAGTGGAAGCAGACTAAGTTTGGTCGTGTCTACGTAGAGCCATAATCATGCCTCGATACATCCTACCTAACGGTAAAGCTGTATACAGTGAAGCTGAGGTTCCAGACAATGAACTGGATGATTTTCTGTCCAGTGTTGGTGGAGAAGAACCTGGGCTATTACAACGAGGCTGGAACGCTATCAGCGAACCATTAACAGACCTCCCGTCTCGCGCGTGGAAGCCTGTTGCTGATTGGATTGATGCTCCTGTTAATAGAGATGATGGTTATCTCTCAGGAGCAATGGCTAGAGGGAAAGGCTTTTTATCTGGTGCCACTCAAGGAATGGCTGATTTAGCCAGTAGCCTAACTAGTCCCGTTAATATCGCTACGACTATAGGAAGTATGGGTGCTGCTCCTGCTGCCAATGCAGGATTAGCAGGTGTATCACGAGGACTAAGTGCAGTCGGAAAAGTTGCATCAGCAGGAACTGCTGGTCATGGTGTTTTTAGTGCGGGAAATGCTCTGTTTGACCCTAATGCTTCGTGGCAAGATGTTGGAAGTGGATTAGTTGAAGTGGGTGGTGGTATAGCTGAAATGATGCATGTTCCAGGAGCCAAGACTAAGTCATCTGGTGCTACAGCTGATATTCCACTCCCTGCTACTCCCGTTGCTGCCAAGAAGGGACCAAATATTGTTCCTGAGAACATTAATGTTGTTCGGATTAAGAAAGGAACTCCCGAACTCATTAAGAGCTTAAAGGAGCAGGGTTTTGAATTAGAAGAAGCTACAGCTCAGGGCTTCAAACTACGTAGAACAAACAAAATTGAACCGCAGCCTATATTAGAATCAGAAGTTAGTTTAACTAGACCTACTAAATCCGCTGCTACTAATCAGGCTATTGGAGCTGAGAGGATTGGTCCTCTTACGGATGTTCAGAATAGTAATCCAGTAGTAGAAGCTCTTAATCTGCCACGCGCTCTCTCTGCTTCTATCGACGTGTCTGCACCTTTACGTCAGGGAATTGGACTTATCCACAAGAAAGAGTTTTGGAACGCTATTGTACCTATGATGAAGTCATGGGCTTCTGAGGATGCATTCAGAGCACTACAGGATGAGATTAGTCAACGTCCACTCTTTCGTGAACGCATCATAAAGGGTGCTGATGGTGTAGAGAAAATCGTCCCATCCTTCGCTGAGGATGCAGGACTTAAGCTTACTGATTTAACTAACTTGAGTAAGCGCGAAGAAGCCATTATGTCTACTTGGGCTGAAAAAATCCCAGGAGTCAGAAGGTCAAATCGTGCCTACACAGCCTTCCTCAATAAGCTCCGTGCTGATACCTTTGACTCCCTTGTGAGGGATTCTAAGATTATTGGTGCTAACGGAGAAACCAATCTTCCATTGGCTCGTGCAATGGCTGATTTCGTCAATACAGCGTCTGGACGTGGGTCATTAGGTAGGCTGGAAAGTAGTGCAGTAGCACTGAATACTATGCTCTTCTCGCCACGCTTAGTTGCGTCACGATTGAAGATGCTAAATCCAGCTTATTACATCATGGCTCCAGCACCTGTTCGTAATGAGGCTCTAAAGAGCTTACTTGCAATGGCTGCTGTTGGTAATACTATCACTCAGCTAGGTAAGATGGCTGGTGGTGAAGTATCAATGGACCCATCTTCGGCTGACTTCGGTAAGCTAAAGGTAGGTGATACTCGCTTGGACACCTATGGTGGTTTCCAGCAATACATTGTAGCCGCTAATAGGCTTCTCAACCCAATGGGTCCGGCTACAGGGTTTGAGGGTAATACCCCCTTTACCCGTGGTCAGATGGTTACTAGCACGCAGGGCGGAAATAGAGAATACGACCTGTGGAATCGCAAGGGACCATATGACCCATCATGGGCTGATGTTGCTGGTAGATTTGCGCGTGGCAAGCTTCATCCTACATTAGCTTTTGCCTACTCACTTGCCAGTGGGGGTCGTGAAATGACTGGCGAGAAAATGAACCTTACTAGCATGAATCCATTTGAGAATGCTGTCTCTCAGCGATTCATTCCAATGGTGCTTCAAGATATGTATGAAGTATCTAAAACAGACCCCAAACTCTTACCCATTACAGTGCCCTTGTCTGCACTTGGTATGGGTGTCCAATCCTATCCGGAGGCACAATGATTCTTCGAGCGTTAGTGTTCTTACTACTCGCTACTCCTGCTTTTGCCCAGCCTCGATTCGAGCAGAAGCATACAGACCTATTAGTAGCTTATGCTGCTAAGTTTGGTCTTCCAGCCCTCAATTCTGATGTTGCGAGAGAATGGACTCATAATCTTGCAGAACAATTTGCATTCACATTCCCTAGTGAGGGATGGGGACATAAAGCTGCGGGTGGAGGCAGACCTCCGTCCACAGATGTTATTGCAAGAAATTGTTGTGGTGGATTATGGGGATATGATACGATTCTGAGTCAGGGATTACCTAATCAGAGTCTTATCTCACGTCCCGATACGTTGAATCTGGCAGGGCAGGAATTTATTCCTGTTCAGGCTTTCAATCACATTGGGGATACAGGTGGGGGAACTACTCCTACCCCTCAGCCTGTCCCCGTTGATTTAGGCCCCATTACTAAAAGAATTGAGCAGTTAGAAGCTCAGGTAGTTGCTTTGTTAAGCCGCGTTACGGCGCTAGAAGCGCGAGACATAGAGCTTAGTAGACAGCATTTCGAGCTATCCGATTATGCTCATTTAGAAGTTGGAAATTTAAATACTAGACTGGATAACGTAGGTTCAGGGGTAAGGATTCCTTCTGGCTGCAAGACTGGGAAAGTCCTTGGGATTGGCGTATCATGCCAGCTTCTGTATCCTTAGCATTAGTATTAGCAGTACCATCCATTATTCGACGCTGACGCCTGTCAGCTATCCATAGAGTTGCGATGGTAATGATATCGATTTCGGTATCCTCTACCGATTCATTCTTCGGTATCTTACCATCCTTCTCTAAGTTAGCTAGCCTGTAAAGCTTCTCTCCGATTCTCCCCACAAATCCCATATCTTTCGGGCTATGCGCAAAGAGTGACGCAAGCTCGCCAGCAAAATGATAGTTCCCACATGGATTATCATTGCTAGCGTAGTCATGTGATTTTCTGTCATGAATTTCAGCCGCATCAGCTAATAATGCGTAGAATATGGGATTACCATGCCGAACTCTCTTCTGGTTTTCTTCGTGTGACATTAGTCCTCCATCATTCTTTTAATTTGTCACGTCAGTCATATGAATGGTGCCGGATGAGGGAGTCGAACCCACACTCTGTTAAGAACAGGATTTTAAGTCCCGCGCGTCTGCCATTCCGCCAATCCGGCCATTTATCAGAATTGTTTCCCATGCTTCGGAGGACGAGTCTGATTATACTCAAGTTTGAGAAGTATTACTTCCTCAATATTAATATCGAATACAACACAAATATCTAACAAACGAATAATTGCATCTGCAATCTCGACAGGAAATCCTTCTGGCTTTACGCCAATAGGAGTATTAGCTAAACTATATTTGGCTGAATAATTTATTCTTTCCCCCTCAGGAGTATTGAAGTAGATTTTTTCGATGGCATGACCATCTCTTAGTTCTTCCTCAGCCTCACAAATTTCTGAGACTGCAAGGAGTAATTTTTGGTATATGGTTTTATTATCAACTACAAAACCCTGAAAACCATTGTTAAATCGAATTCGCTTGGCGAGTTCATCGATAGTAATCATAGTCTCTCCACGTTTGTAGCACGAGGCCCCTTATCTGATTGTTCTATCTCGAAAGTAACCTGAATGTCTGGTTCTTCTTGAGAGAATGAGGCATCTTCAATTAGCTGCTGCCAATCACCTTGATACGCAGAGCGATGGAAGAAGTAATCAATCCCCTTGTGACGAATAAATCCATAGTTCTTCTGCGGAAGAATCTTACGGATTTTTCCCCTCAACCTGCCATCCTGCTGCATTCTTGTGTCCTCCCCCACCGAATTTCTTAGCCACTATCGAAACATCAAAATCTCCGATAGACCTAGCGCCCCACTGCACCATTCCATCGCTACGTTGAAAGTAATAAGCTCCGAAGATGACTCCCGGAAGCCTAGCAAGCGCCTCTCCAACTTCACTCATTAGTACTGGAGAATTCACTACAGCAACCCTATGACCTAGAATGTCAAGAATGCGATGGGACTTGACAATACGTTTAACGAGTGTGTCTTTGTACTGTTTAATAGCTTGACCACCAATGACAGCAATTTCTAATCCCATAGGACTATCTAGAATTTTCCAGAGATAATTATAGTTTTCTAAAATCATATCAAATAACTGAATATAGGCATTGATTTCTCTGGAATAAGGAAGCTCAAATTTCCACAAATCTTGGTCAGCTACATACTGAACAATCTTGGGCATTGGTTCTGTAGGAAAGAAATGTTTCCACGCGAGTGATGCACCAGATTCTGCCATATCAAATTTGCAGAAATCTAGTCCCTCGCAATCTTTCTGGTTAGTCTGATGATGGTCTAGTACAATCATCGATTTTGCCTTGTTAGCCATCTGAATCATTAAATCGCGTGGGAATGAGAAATCCACAACAACGTAATGAGTATTGATATTGGCATTCTCAAAGCAATCTTGTTGAATGCTTTGCATAAGCCCCATATCACCATAGTTAACTGGAATAAACTCTGCATCAGGGTATTTTAGAGACACAACCCAAGCAGCACAAATTCCATCGAAACAGTTTCCATGATAGAAACAGACTACTCCATTGGGGGATGTATTCATTTTATTTCCTCCACCTCTACATAGAACCCAAGCAAGAAATATCACATCAGCAATACTTTTGTGTGAACTTCGCAAACAATAATGGCTGGAGAACCAGGCCAATACAGCTTATATTTACCTGGATTTGGACAGGATGGTTCTTGTTCACAATTCATTTCTTTCCCTTCCCAGCCATATAGGCTTTTAATTCCAGAACTTGTTTCTCAGGCATCTGATAGACTACCTGATTACCTATAGTGTCTGTTAGAATCATTCCGGCCATGTGAAACGCATTCATCATGGTATCAAATTCTTCCGGACTAGAGTAATGAGTCCAGAACTTCTTCATCAAGACTGCTCTTGAAACCATATGATTATCACGGTTCAGAATCTCCATAATAATCATTGACTTCAAGTGAGCAGTTTGACTAGTTCCCTGCTTACCGAGTGTAGCCTTACGAACGTTTCCTAGAAGCTTCTCGCATTGAGCAATAGCCTCTGTCATTGAAGTTGCAGTAATGATTAATTGAGGATGTTCAGCCAGAGAAAGTAACATTGCAACTTTCAGAACTGAATCTCCAAATCTATTCATAGTTCCAGTGTCATCTTTCAACTCTGGATTCTTGATGTTCTCCTTGAAGTCCTCATACCAGTCATCGTATATTACTCCCGCATCACTAAACCAAATCTCACGTCCGAACTTAGTTTTGTGATGCTTAAATTCTTCACTCTCACCCCTAGCTGAGAGAGGTTGGAATGGGCCTGTAAGACCACCTAGTTGCTTCAAGTAATCACTAGCTAGCTTATAGTCTGGAGTTTCGTCTAGTGGGAAAATGAGACTATTCGATACAATTCCTTCCTTCTCATACACAATGAATGTACGAGCAAAGTAACCACCTTGAATAGCTGACTTCGTAAAGAAATCTTCCGCCATTGCTTCATTAGTGGCGGTAAGCATTGTTATTGTTGGGTCCTTAAGTTGAAATGTCTCCATCTTCAACAAGGAACGCCATTCACCAACATTATACGAGCGGTCATATAAGTCGGTTAGAATCTTGGTTGAAACAGGGTCATCTACGATTGAAGACGCAAGTTCTGATGAACAAATAAAGGCAACAGACTTACTAACAACTTTACCACCAGGTTGTGTTTGAGCTGTTCCTAAGTCTTTCAAAATTCCCTGAATGGAACTACGACCAGAGATAATTCTAGTCAAACCTGTTTTTTGGACAAGCTGTTTTGCCATGCTAATAGGTGGACCTTTCTTAAGTCCACTGTCGGCATGTAACATAACGTAGATATTAGGATAGGTATTGAAAATACCACTCCTATCGAGCCAAATGTTATCTTTAACTACGGCAGACATCGCCGCTATCGCACTCCAGTACCAGAATGATTGGGGACTTTCTAGTTCTCTATGTTGGTGAACCAGCCTTTGAATCCAGTTCATGTGTCTCAACGACGGTTATCAAGTAATTGCCACAGTAGGGGCACCATTCACCCTTACCATAAGGCCAATCAGGCCATAAAGCTTGACAGGAGTCACACCTAACAGGTCGGGCTTTGTCTGTGTTGATGAGAGATTGTTTAGAAGGGGATGTCGTCGTTTGTTGTGTGTTGTCTTTCGTTTTCTCGTTGGAGCTCATATTCTTCTCTCTGTGCTTTTGTGAATAGAAGGATTGTCTGCATGGCTAGTTGAGTCCAATCTTCTGCCTTTATCCTCTCGTGATAAATAGCAACAAATTGGTCCTCTGGATTACGCACAATTAAGGTAAGTTCGTATTCCATGATTACTCCAGTGGCGCGAGGAATGACTCAGTTATATTTCGAGGAACCATCTTAGGTTCTATTGGCTTATGCACGATTGCTAAGTCTTTGAACTTCTTAAGGTCTCGGTAGTTATACCCAGTTTCGATTTCGCAGGGTATAATAAGCTCACGTCTAGGTAGAGAACAATTCGAGAAATCAATAGGTCTCTCAAATTCTTCTTTAATGATGGGAATCCAGAGTGGTAGCTTGGATTTGGAAATGGAAAAAAGTAATGCATCGTGAGATTCCATGACAATTTTGATTCCTGGAATTCTCTCACGGAGTCTGAGTCCGGCTGCTTTGGTGTTGTCCGATATAGAACGCTGGGGAATATAAGAGAATCCTTGTCTGAAAAGTTCTTCTCCAAACCTTTCAAAAAAAGTTCTCTGACCACCAATCTTTGAATTAATTCCGTAGGGGATTCCTGCAACAAGCTGTCGATTACGCTTGAGGCATTCGATAACGCCATTTTGAAAGACCTGTTGAATCTTCGGTTGCTTACCGTGAAAGATGATTAAAGCTCTTTCGGCAATCGCTTCAGTAATACTAATCGGCACTTTGTATTTTCTGGCATCTGTATTGACACTAGTAGCGGCTCGTCGTTTTCCTGCACCCAAGTGTCCAGCATGTCGAAGAGTTTTTCCCGCAAATCGTATTGGATGTTCATATCCGAGAACTTTTTTAGAATAGTCTGCTTCTGTTCCACCGAAAAACCAAGAGGCAGTGAGGGCATGGTAATCAATTTCATCGACAAGTCGTAGTGCTTCATAATCCTCCGCTAGTAGCCAGACTACTCTAGCTTCTGCTTGGGAAGAGTCAGCTTGAACGAATACCTCTTCATCAATGTCATTATCCGGGACATACATGCCACGAATATCAGCACCTACATCACCGTGTTTAGTCATCGTTTGGAATGCGATGCCTAGTGATTTTTCTTTTTTCTTTCCATCCTCACCCACAACTTGTATGGATGGTCTAATTGGCGGGTCCTGTTGTCCAGTAGAAGACCTTCCAGTATCAAGACAGGGGAAGTAAGTAGTACGCATCCTGCCATCATAATCAGGAAGAGCCATGAGATATGTACTAATGGACTTCCTGACTCGCCTATCTTCCAGTATAAGCTCCAAAACTTTTCTATGTTCCGGTTTCTTAACCGCTGATTGCGAATTAAGTAGCGCAGTAATTTCTTCTTCACCTGTTCCACTCCGCAATGGAAGTTTGAAATTCTCAAACAGGAGAATAGATACCTGTTTTGGACTATTTACATTGATTTCTGTTCCAACTAACTGGAACAATTCATAGCGAAGTCGCTCATCCCATTCGATGTATTTACGAATGAGCTTATCTCGCTCCGTGGAGTCAACTCGGAATCCCTGACGTTCGATGGCCCAATACATCTCGGGCAACTTCATCAGGAAATTTTGATAATAATCGCGTTGACCTAGTTCGTCAATGTCAGGGTCCATGTTATCATCAATCTCAAAGGTTACACACGCATCACGTGCGCAGCCTAAGAGTAGGTCATGGATAGTTCCTTGATACATCCCTTCATCTTTGTAGAAGGGTTCGCGAGTATAAATAGAAGTGTTGAAGCCTAGACTTTTAGGAAGCTCAGGATTAATGGCTTGAGCCTTCATCATCGTATCACTGCTAAGATTACGAATCACGAAGCCAAGTCTCATTAACTTATCACGGTCATAGTTGAAATTCTGACCGATGATATCCTTTTCCCATAACATCTCTGCAAGCATAATCCATATCTGAATCAAATCAGAATCTGGTATGGTAGAGATGTTGTCTGTATTCCAGAGAGGGACAGTGAGCCCGTGATGCTTGTTTAAGGCAAGACCCACGCAAACAGGAATGCATGTTCCGTTAGATTCGATGTCCACACTCATTCTATTGAATGCGGCGTATCTCTTACGAAATTCTGCTAATTGGTAGGATGACCGACAGATTTCGAGAGTGCGAGTAGGAAGATTAATCTCTGATGTTAACGATTCTTCAAGTGCTCTTTTAAAATCAACAATCATTACCTGTCGATTCCAGTAGCCCTTAAATTCTCCACCAGAAGCCGCATGTAGTAGATGAGCAGGATGGTAAGTAGCAACAAACTTACGACCCATACCATGAAGAATACTGCCTCGGAATGACCCAATCTTTGTCTTACCGGATAGAGCCCATAAAGCAGTAGAGCCCAAAGCAAGAATACAATTTGGTTGAATCCCATTGATTTCCTCCCTAAGTTCTGTTAACTGTTGGTCTATATCAATACCATGATTCTTGGCACGGATATGAAAGGGTATCTTCTTCTTGCCAACATTAGGTGGCACTTCGTATTTACATACGTTAGTCACCCAATAGTTATTTCGATTCATTCCCGCATCATACAACATGCGGTCAAGTTCTTTACCGGAAGGCCCAACAAAGGGTCTACCAGCAGAAGTCTCAGCATACGAGGGTGCTTCTCCAAGTATCATTAACTTGGAACCCAAAGGCCCCATACCTGGGACGTATTTATGCTTGATTTCACTCATGTCTATTCCATCTTCTCAAGGATGCTAAAAATTCCTTCCTTGAGAGATTCAACTTGACGCATGGCTAATTTTCGAACATGATAGTTGGCTATTCGTTCAACTTCTCTTTCAAGATTCTTAGCCGAACGCCACATTCTAAGAATTTTCTCTTTATCTAGTTCGATGAGCATACCATCTCTTTAATGCAGCTTGGCGTGACTCACATTTTAAGAATTTCGCATCGTCATGTATTGCTTGAGCGAGGCGAAGATTCTCACTGACTAGGCCAATACTAACCTCTAAACCAGAGGCTGTATCTGCAATTGTCCAGGCTTTATCCTTGGTTAGCATAGCAAGATGATAAATCTCCATGACTATCACCTTACCGTGCCATGTGGTTTCTTCCTTATATGTCGTGACTAATTCTTTTATAGAAGGCATCGTCACGCTCGAATAAGTTTTTGATTTTCGGTAACATTCTTTCCAACTCCAGTGCAACTATTTCGCTAATACTGGGATGGATAATATCTACTGATGGCAGGAATATAGTCTTCTGTCCAGGCACCCAAAGTAATTTGTCTACATCTAGCGTATGACCAATTACTCCGGCTGCAAGTAACTGAAGAAATTCCCGACGACTTACTATGTTAGGATTTTGATTTTGATGGCTCTCCATCCCTTACCTTCCAGTGTAATGGGAGTGAACTCCACTCTCATCCCGTTCTTCAACTCAAGGAACTTCAGCGTGTCTTGATTCAGTGAAGTCCAATGGAAGAAAATCCGGGTGAAACTGATGTCCTTGGATGAAATGAATCCCCATCCCTTCGGAGATACCTTGATGATTTTTCCGACACAGCGTCGTTCTTCACGAGGTGTTTCCGCGTTTTCAGTCGCGGGGATATCTTCGTTCTTACTACCACCAAGCAAGTGGTCGAAAATTGACATGACTACCTCTACCGTTAGTTTCTTACGACGAGTTAGGGTTATTGGGACATCAGCCAAATGTCCAGAGTTTAGGGCTAAGACTAGTTAAAAATAGCGGGGAGAGGCACAGTTGTCGTTCAGACGGTCGTGCCCCTCCCCTATTACCAAATACCTTTGTGGCCCCGACATGGCATTTTCTATTCTCTATCTCTCTTTACCCAGCGTCGAGGAAACACTGGCTCCCAGCAAGATAGATGATACTTCGGAGTGCAAGCGAGTATCTGAATAGTCAGAATTTTTCCAGATATCTGGTAACTACTGCTGACGATTAGGAATCGAAACCATCGTTACCATCATCGTCGATGTCATCGTCATCGTCGTCGTCACCATCATCGTCGATGTCGTCATCATCCTCCGGCATCTCATCAGCCGGATTCAGAACTTCTTCCGTCGATTCGGGCATATCGACAGGAATCTCTCCATCCTCGGTCTTCTTCTGTTCGTCGGTCATTTCCATTCTCCGTTGGACTATTAGCTGTTGTAAGTGAGCGTTGAGTTTTTCTGGCGTGAGAGTTACACGCTCCAATAACTCCCGCCAATTTATGGGAGTCTCAGAACGTGTAACCTCACTCCATTTCATGTTACGCCGCCTGAACGTCAAGCTTCGGAGCGCGATACTTGTGGTTGACGCGGTTCACGAGACGGTTCTGATACGTATCGTTCTCCACGAATACGTCCAGCTCACGTCCTTCCGAGGACTTCAAATCGAAACGAGTCCCCGCCTTGACCTCCACACCGAAAGCCTGGAGATAGCCCACAGCAAAACCGATAGCCTTGCTGTTGAAGTTCCAGTCCAACGGAACGCCTGTGAACTGAGTAGTGCCGTCATCACCGTGGAACTTGATGGTAGCCTCCACAGGGAAGTTGGTCGAAGGCCCCTTCTCAGAAGCCTTTGCGGGAGCCTCTCCCACAGTATTGATGACCACACGATACCATCCGGGGGTGACGACAGTTCCACGGAGGAGGTCACGGTCACTGAATGAAACGATAGGCATTGTCTCTACTCCTGCTTAACGAACGAGTTGGTGGTTGGTGTTGTGGTTGTGGTTGTTGGTGTTTGTGGTGCTACTCCAATCCTCTGAATAGGCTTTTCAGCCTTCAGCTTATCAATTGCGGGTTTAATCCACTTGTCATACAGTGGCTCATTATTGAAGACGATTTTCGGAGGAAGTGGGAGAGAAGTCCGGGCGTAGTCGTTGCCCGTATGAGTAGTGAAGAGGCCATACTTACCATCACCACTATCAGCATTGAAGTCACCCTCAATGTTGAAGTGATAAACCTCCGTCATGTAGCTCGCAATCTTACCGGAAATTTTATCCCCTCCGGTAACGATAATCCGCGAGTGGTGAGTCAGCTTGTTAGCGTCATTATCCTTCCGCTGCCCAATTACATGAGCAATGAGAACGATATTGACGCCGTGAAAACCTTTGATGTCTTTCAGGATAGCTATCATATCCTGAAAAGCTGCTGATTCCGCGTTGAATTCCTCGAAACCAGAGACTGGAATTCCACCAATCATTTTGCCGTCACCGCTTGACCGCTTGAGCTTCTTAACTTGCGAAGTCATAGCATCACCAATCGATGTGACGGAATCGACGATGATAGTTTTGAAGGGGCAGTTTACTTGTAGTTGTTCTAGTTTGGCTCGGGGTCTTTCCCAATCCTTGTAGTCATCAAAATGAACATCACGAGGAGGAATACCCCATCTCTTCATTGGAAGGATAAGGGATTCCATTTTCTGGTCTGTCGATACCCAATACTGTGGCGTTGGGAATGACAGAGCACACGTTGATTTGCGAGTCCCAGGTTCACCCTTGAGCATCGCAAATAAGACTGATGGGTCAGCAGAATCTAGTGTAGGCATTGGTTCCTGTGATTCTCTTTGAGCCAATTCTCGCTCATGGTTTGTGAACGTGAGTTATCTAGTCTTATTGCTAGAGTTATCGAAAATCGATAAACCAGTTTAAGACTCACGATTCGCCAGGAACCCTGCGATTGTATCAACTTCTTCAGATTTCTTACGCTTGATACAATCTGTGCAATGTGGTTTGGCAAGGCGCACAGTCTCCCTATTCAGCACAAAAGGATTACCGCAACGATTACATTCGGCAAGTTGACCTTCTGCCATGTCTACTCGAATATAGTGAGTACAAGTCGGTTTAGTGCAACGAAGTACGTAATACTTTTCCTTCGGTCTGCCACTCAGATTGAGTCGCCTATACCGATGGATATGATTCGCTGCACCACTTTTCTTTCTAGCCATTTAACTGCCCCAGTGTATCTTCATACCACCATTGCTGTTTTCCGCTGGCGAGAGTATGGACCTTCCATACATTCTCACATTCGGGACACCAGAATGTTCCAATGAAAAGACCATTTACAATCTTTCCACCGTGTGCAGGACAGGTACGATTTCTGTATTTTTTAAGAAACTCGATACGAACTTCCTGTTCTTTATCCCCCAGCATTACCATCTTGGTCCTCCACCGGCTCAAAACAGTCTACAGGGATATATCCCCAGGACTTACCGTTGTCACGAGTCATCATATGGACACTAACTTGACGTTCTTCTTTAGTGTCCTGATTGAGAATAGTCATAGCATTTTTAGGTAGAGTGAAGGCTACCTCGTATATAGTTCCCAGTGGAATATCTTCATTGACTATAGTCCACTCAGGCTTATCTTCAAAGCCATGCCTAACTAGTTTTACTTTTCTTAGTTTGGGTAACATTACACGATTCACTCCCATCAAACACAATACGCCGTTCTACTCTGACGATACGCATTGGATATCGCTTTCCACTTTTCGCAAAGAGCCTTGATTTCTGCCTTGACTGCGTCACGCTGTTCTTTGGTAGTTTCAGCCATGTTATTCATCCTCGTTAGTTGGATTCCATTCTGGTCCGACATAGAAGTTAAGTTTAAGTTCCGTTTCCCTCATTCCAGGGTCTGACTCACAGACACCTTTGAATGGACAGTTACCATACTTGCTATCACAATTGGAGAAGTTAGGCGGATAATGCTCAATTTCCGCATACATCATCAATTGCTTCGCATAGAACGGCAGTGTTTCCGACTGCCACTCAATCAAACGAGCAGCAGAATACGGAATTACAGAGCGTTCAAACTTCTCTTCTGGCTTGAGAGTGGTTTGGAAACCTACCTTGTTAATAATGACACTGCGAGTACCCATCAATAAAGCCTGACCAATGAATTGGTTATTCAGCGACAAGGTGGGACGTCGCTGTTTCATCGTTTTGTGGTCTACTGGATAGATTCCCTGATTAGTATCAGCAACCCAATCCAGTTTGGCTTTCCAGAGGATGCGAATTTCATCATCCTCGTATAGAATCTTGCCCTTGACTATTTCAACTTCCAAGGGCACCCAATGGTCATTGATGTAGTGACGCTGGTATTGGTCGCATGTATCTAGCGCCCATTGCCAACCAGTCTTGAAGCCTTCAGAATCGCGTGGCGTATTCTTAACGCCAGGATAATCATCTGCCTTGTGTCCGCAGAGAGGCTTCTTGATTATTCCGGTTCCATCACAGACGGCACACTTATCGCCATCCATGACCTTACCAGAACCACCACACTCAGCACAATTGTGTGGCTTGAAATCAGTGCAGAAGATACAACCACGGATATAAAGTTCAGCCGCAGTCATACCTAGCCCCACAGCATCAGGTCTACGTATTCCCTTGATTAAGGAACCGTAGAATACTTCCATGAATTTGTGGACGATGGAACCAGTCTCTAACGAGTTTGACTTTCCACCAATAGGCTGGAGATGGAGATTGTGACGGAAATCCACTTTACGCGGACACTCCATTATCCCCGTTAGAGTAGTGGCGTCAAGGATGATGTTTACCTTGCCACCTTGAACAACTTCAACTGTTTCTTCTGTATTCAATTGACTGTCTCCATCCAAGTCAAAGCTAAATTGGTGTGAGACTTAACGGCATACCAATCATTTAGTTCGATTGGCATACCATTAGATTTTACGTAATAAGGGCCGTGGAGATGGTCTCCGTGAATAATAACGTATCCCGTTGCATACGGAACGTCAGCATCATCGCCCTTGTAAACAGTCTGAAGCACTAGCACTCCCTGTAGGAGTTTCAACTTCCTCGATTTCGACACTGGTTCCTCCAGGAAAATACATTGTCTTCATGCGGTAATTCATCTCAGGTAAGACGTAATTTACCACTACAATTTCCTTTTTAAAAACCAGTCTTTCTATTTCGTGGAAATAGTGAGCAGTATTCAACTTACCACCCAACAAGCCGATTACATGGAGAACGAGGTCCACACTCTTGATGCCTGGTGTTGAGTTGATAGTTGACTTGATAGCCTGCTCGATAGTCATCATTGTTCAGTCTCCGGTGGAAAAGGTATGCTGCCAATCTTCTTCGGTTAGTCCAGTTAAGAGAAATTCTCTCTGAGGCTCACTAAGTCCTGGAAAGGCATTATGAATGTGTGTCCGATTGATGACCCAATCGTGCCAGCATTCTACAAGACGCTGAATATCAACATCAACCTCAATCGACGTTCCTTTATCGACGAGGCTAATCTTTGTCCTTCCACTGGCACAGATGTTAGTGAGAGAATACATCTTGCCATTTCGATTGCGTCTTGTGAGTGTCATTATTTTACCTTAGTTGGATACTGACTATGTTAAAAGAGTTACTCTCTCCCTCGGAAAGGTGTCCACCAACACTCACCAGTATCCAATTAAGTTAAGCAGGATGTCCCTGCACACGAAACGTTGCCCTACCATTCTCCTCATAATAGATACGAGTTGCAATGGCACGCTCTCTATACTCGAAAGCATTGTAGTAACCTATCTCCATCTCAATACGACGGGTAGGTTCAAATTGAATGTTTAGTGCAGCCCACTGTCCCTTGATAGAATTCACTAATTCCCAATGTTCGAGTGCGAGGGCTACGTCTGGTGATGATTGGAGTTTTGCCATAATTATTTTGAATCCACGATTCGGAATTGAATTTCTATGATTCTAGTTGATTCATAGTTATGGAAATATTTCTCTAATGCCTCCTTAGCCTCAAAGGCACTGAAGAAATAGTAAATAGATTCAGGATTGCTAGTTTTAAATGGAAATGGCACAGTTGGATAAAAACCTCTAAATCCAACAGGTATTTCGTCCCAAAGTATTACGAATTTGTTTGGAATCATTAGTTCTCCTTAGTAATCAAGAATGAGTGCAAATTGAGTGCGTGGCTTGAATGATGCAGCAGAAGTAATGTTAGTCTTTGCCTTACCAACATTCTTCTTCTTGTGCTTGGCAACGATTAGTTCTGCAAGTTCACGAGCGAATGAGTCCTGACTCCAAGTATTGAGTTCAGACTTATTCATTACATCGTGAAATTGACGACGCTTGGATTCCACTAATCCATCGAGATGTTCGTCAATAGTTCCCTCAGCCTCTGGGAATGTAATACCAATAACATTTGAGAGCTGACCAATTCTCCTAAATCTACCTGGTGCAGCTTGGTCCTCATTCTGAGGATTCCACTGACGCTCATGCATGATAGCATCAGCACAAGTCTGGAGGTCCAATCCCTCACCACATGCCAGAGTAGAAGCCACCATGATACAGCGTGGCGTAGCATTGAAGGTATCCTGAATGATAGAGCCTTCAGGCTTACCAGTGTGTGCTGAGGTATAGTTCAGAATCTTAATACCTTCAGCCTTGATTGTCTGTGCAAGCTCATACCAATCAGGATTAGTTTTCTTATCGGTATTAGTGAGCGCGCCAGTCATGAGGACACCAACATCCTTATGATGAACGAAGATAACAATTTTCTTTTCGGTATCATTGATAAACTCTTCAATGAAACCAAGAGTAGCAGGAATCTTAGCGAGGCCTGTAACGTGACGCATACGCGCCATCTGAGCCAAGATTTCAATACTGCTAATCTTATCTTCTTCGCCGCCGATAACTGCTTCGTTATACCATGCGACGAATGCACTCTCAGTATCATCGTAGGTTCCCTGACTCAGTTCGTCCAACTGAACAGGCAACTTCATACGATTTACGCTGGGGAAATCCTCGATTACCTCATTGTATTCACGCCGAATCAGGAGTGATTCAACGTATGCTTGGAACTTCTTAGGATTACTAATACCACCCATCTTCTTCTTAGGACCTTCGTAATAGAAATCAACCCATGTATCAAGATATCCCTGATAGGAATGGAACTTGATAGGGTCCATTATGTTGAGAACGGGGAAGAATTCACCACCACGATTCTTCCAGGGAGTAGCACTAAGTGGAAGTACTTTGCAAGTAGGGTCAATCCCTACAAGCCTACGAACTTCCTGTGTGCGAGAGCTATCAGGATTCTTAATCTGCTGGCATTCATCCAACAGAATAAGTTTGAAGCCAGCCTTAGCCAGCTTTTCGCGTGGGAAGCGACGCAATAGGTCGTAAGGAATGATATATGCCTTGAGGCCAGGCAGAATCACATCCCTAGAAGTGCGGATGATTTGCGGAAGATGGTCAGGACCAAGCCACCTAATAATCTGCTTAAACCACTGGAAAGTAATTGCAGACTTGGTGACTACGAGAAAGGGAAGATACTGCTTGTGGAATTTGGGAATGGCAAGACCCTGAACAGTCTTACCTAGACCCATTTCATCGAAGATGCCAAAACCCTTTTGAGTGGACAATCCAGCCTCAGCGGCCTTAGCACCAACGATTTGGAATGGCATCAGGCGGAATTCACCGCACTTAGTACACTGATGCTTCTCCCATTCGTGCTTACACGCAGCGATTTCAGGCTTCCAGAAATTGGAAACCATCGTCTCGAAAGGCGTGCCTCTCGGAATAATCTTCTGGATAACGTGGAAGCATTCCAGCGTAATCCACTTGACAGTGTTACCCGTCTGGGAATCGATGAATTCCGTTGATGAGCGTTCGACTGCCACCTTACCACAGTGAGGACACTTATCCTGTAGCCGAGTAACGGTATACTTCGGCCTACGGATAACGTGAACTTCTTCCTCGACTGTCATCTCGATGGTAGCACCGCTACGGATAGCATCGATAACATGGTCAGGAAAGCTCAGATGTGAGCATGGCAGCGTGTTAGTGCAGCCAATCTCACGAGCCTTTGCGGCCCATACTTCATCGTGAGCGTGTCCCGGCGTAAGCGCGTGGGCCACTTCATGCTTAATCGTATCCACCACTTCCAAATCAGGATGGATATCGATATGGTGTGCGTTCAGGATGATTACCTTATCCCGATGCACACACATACCGAGGAACGGCTGGTTAGCATCCGTCGTGAGACGAACGCCCCATTCCGTTAGACCATGCTTCTTAAGCTCGGCCTTGCACAATTCGCTTGCGCGTAGTCTGTCCATAATCAGAACCAGTTAGTACTAGTGACCTTTAGAATGATGTCCTGCTTCTCAGTATCCCATACATAGGGAATGAGACGACGAGCTACATTCTCTAGTAAGTAGAGTGATACTTGACAATCTGATGAATTACAAGTCTCACGATGATGATTTGCCAGCGCAATGATATTGACTATCTGTGCGTAGGCATTCGAGTGCTGGTGCATATCCTTGAATATCTCTTGTTGATTCATCGATGACACCAAGCGACAACTACGATAGTCCAGATTAGAAGTAGAACCACGTCGATAATGAAGTGCTTAGTTATGCTCTTCATTACTTTTTGTTATCCTCGTTAACGCTCTTGGTAAATTCATGAGCGATTTCGAGACCCAATGTGACTGAGGATTTCACATTGGCTATAACTTCTTTCTTGGACATTGCACTGTCGAACTTTGGTGAAGTCTGAATTTGACGGAAAATCTCTATAATTGCAGTATACATAGCAACCTGTGACATGAACTTAATGTATCCCTTATCGGATAACATGGAAGTCATAGTTTCTGCAACAGAGAGTTCTGTCGAATTCTTGAGAAGAGTACGATAAGGCTCCTCAATCATAAGCTTATTGAAAATTTCATTCGGTGACTTTTTCATTGTGTCCCCTTAGTTGTGTTACGCTTGAGTCTGAGCAGCTTTGCCTGCTATAATACTGGCCCTGAGAATATCAGCAGCCTTTTCAACAGTTACGCCTTTCGAGACGACGACTTGTTGCAGAACAAACTCGGAAATTCCAAGTTCACTCGCATACTTGCGGAGTGTAGTCTTATCGATTTTCTTGGAAGTGCCTGTTGTCTTGACAGCGTGGGGCTTTACAACCTTAGGAGTAGTGGGCTGATAATTGATATCAGCAATCTTTAGCTTCTCACGTTCTTCCGCTCGAAGCGTATTTGCCATCTGATTCAGATAGACTTGAATAGCCTTCTGATTATTTCCTGCTTCCTGAATTACAGCGTGAGCATCGAACACTACTTGCTTATAGTGGTCGAAACGCTCACGCAGGATTTTGGCAAGTTCATAAGGCTTATTGGTAATGTTCTCATCACCATCGATTGCAGCCTTAATCTCGACTATACTTTTTGTGGCAGCATTGAATAGGTCTGTGCGTACTTGAATTGTGGAATCAATATCCCTCGCGCTGCGAAGAACCTGATTTATTTCGATAGTCGCAGCGTGAGCCTTGACTTTATCTTGCATTTCCGCATATCCGGGTATTGTTTCCCTTGTGGTCATGATTTTGTCCTCACACTTCTGACACATTAATTGACCGTGTGCGAGGTTCACGGTAGTTAATTCATGGCAGATTCTGCATTCTGCCTTATCAGTGTGAATCACTTGCGGATAACGACAAATACCGCAGAGATTCTCATCTAATAATGATGGCCTGAATTCGTGATTCATTGTGTCTTTACTATGACTCTGAGAATTATAATGGAAGTGTCCTCGAAATCGGACACCTGCTCGGTGATAATAATAGTTGCAATAACCATACCAGTCCAAAACCACAATATCTTGTGTCCACTATTTCGGACACCACAACATCTAGTGTGCAAAATTGCCAAATTCCGTCACTTTGGTGACAATATTCCGCTCTGGTCCAGAACACGAAACAAAAGCGAATATAACAAAAGTTTTTCGCCCTTGTTTATATTATCTTACTTAATTCTCAATTAATGAATAAGGACTTATAGTGATTATTTGATTAATAGTTGCAATATTATTCTCATCGGGGAGTTTCCGGGTGGTTTCTGACTACTTTCTGGGCTGTTTCTGCCCTCTTTCAACCCACCGGAAGTGACCTAAGTCCTTTGTTTACAGCGAGTTAGGGCGACCCCTCCCTCTCTCCCGGAATTCGATACCGGCATATCGTCCAGTCGTAGTGACCTATCTAGAGGACACTTCCGCATACCAGTTTCCGGAAGTATTAGTTAAGTTCTAAAAAAAAAATATATAAAATAATAACACTCCCTACCTCATACCACAAGTGTCCTCTGAATAGGTCACTCGGGACTGATGAATAGGCCCTATCGACTTCCTGTAGTCCTGGACCCCTTGAGCTAAGTCCTTTCATTGCATCACTTTAGGCTCGATTTCGTGGGTTGAATCGAGGCGGAAACTGGGCGGAACTTGGCCCGAAACGGCATGGAAACGACCTGGAAACGGTTTCGGAAGTGTTATTGAGTCTATATGAGACTATGTATACAATGAATAATGTTAGGGTCGTTACTAATATCATTCGATTGGGGACGTGCCTGGATGAGCCTAGGTAGGGAATGGTCCTAGAATGCCCGCCACGCGCGTCAG